AAGAAGAAGAGAACGCATCGCCAATGGCTTGGGCGCCACGTTGCGCCATGTTGATTGGATCTTGCAACTCAGCCAACTTTTCTTTGTATTCATCAATCTTCTGCTGAGCACGATCACTGGGGTCAAGGTTTATATCTGTTCTAAATGCACCAGCGCCACCGGGCAACATTTCGCCCATCGGCACTCCGGCAAGTTCATAAAAAAGTTGTAGTTGCTTTTTAAGCTCTTCGGTTTGCAGTTCTAATGTTTCCAGCCTTTTAATTTCATCATTGACTGCCATTAAGTTTACCTTTTGCTCTGCATTTTTCAGTTCATTTATTTCCCGTGCGCGATCTTGGTAGTCGTATTGAATCTGTAGGCGCTTGCGTTCGGTTTCAGATGTTATGCCAAGCAACACCGCCTGACGAGAAAACTGGCGGAACAGGTCATTGCCCTGTTCGGTTGACCGCTGCAACTCCTCCGCAAGTCGCTTGGCCTCGTCTGCCGCCTTGCTGGCGCCACCTGCCGCACGGCCACCGCCACCTACCGTTGCACCTACTGGGGTGCCCATTGCGTTGGAAGCTGGCTTAACCGATTGCCCCCTGGTTGGTAGCGCAAGAATTGCTCTCGCAGATGCTTCGCGCTCTGCAAGTTGATCGGCCCGTTGGCGAGCCATGGTTTTGCCCACTCCGGCGGCAGCAGCGGCTTGCTGATTCCTGAAGCCGGTTGATTCTCTTTCTTTTCTAATTGCTTCTAATACTTTTTTCTGCTCTTGTTTTTGTTCTGCAGTTGCCGATCCAGCAAAAGCAGCCGCCGCGCCGCCTTTACTTCTTACGCCACGCAACCGGTCAATTTCAGCCTGTGCTTGGTACACAGCCGCCATGCCAGTGACGGCAACATTGACGACAATGGCTATTGCGCCAATTGCCGCAAGATTGCGCAACGTTCCAAGCAGCCCGTTCATTACAGGCGTTGCCGCGGCTGCCTGTGATTGCATTATCCGAGTGTTATTTGCGTACAAAGCAAATGCACCGGCGCCGGTTTTTGCCGCACCTGCGCTTGCAACAGTGGCGGTCGTCATGCCGCCCATTGCGGCTACAAATGCAACGCGCAAGCCAATGACTGCCTTAATTGCTTTGTCAAGTAAAATTATTTGCGCAACCAGTTTGAGCAGCTCTGCAGTTGCAGTTTTTGCTGGCTGCGGCACTGCATTTAACGCATCAGCAATGACGTTAATAGCTGTAGCAACATCGCTAATTGTTTTTACAACAGTTGGCCCAAATGCTGTGCCAAGCGCTTCGCTTAGGTTCTTAAATGCAGTGTCTAATGCCTTAAGTTGGTTGTCAAGGCTGACTTTTAGTATTTGAAAGTCGGCGTCGGTTTTACCTGTTGCGCCAGATAGTTCTTCTAGCACCATCTTGTAGTCTCTGCCGCCTTTAGCATTGGCCGCAAATGCGCCGCGCATGGCTTCTTGCGAGCCGAGCAACTTGGCTGTTGTTTCCTTATCTTTCTCCATTGCTATGGCTAGTTCAGCCATGAGGCCCGTAAAGCCTTTTGCCTGCAAGCCGCCGTAGTTCCAGGCGATTCCTAGCTTTGCTGCTGCTTCTTGGCTTTCCTTTGTAGGTTGCAGCAGTGTATTTAGCGTGGCGCCAAGTCCGGTAAATGCAACTTCAGCCGTTGCGCCGTTCTTAGTTGCAGACGCAATGAATGCGTTGACTTCATCAAGGCTAACGCCTGCCAGTGCTGCGATAGAAGCCACACGTCCTAACTGACTGGTGTAATCCGACCACTCTTGATTGCCTAACTCAACAGCTTTAGAGATGCTGTCGGTTACCTTTGTCGCCTGATCTCCTGCTAATCCATAGCTGTTAAGCGTTTTAACCAGCACCTCCGTCACTGCCTGGGTATCAGCCAAGCCGCCAGTTGCAGCCTTGGTTGCAGCACGCAATATGTTGATATTGCCAGCCGTATCACTAAATCCTGCTGATGCAGCTTGATAGGATGCTGCCGCTAGTTCAGCCTTGCTAGCAACACCCCCCAGCTCCTTGCTGAGCGCTGACAATGCTGGGCTGATTTTGCCTACATCAACGCCGACAGTGCCAAGGCGTCGCAGATTTGTATCAAGCTCCCTGACATCTGCAATAACCTTGGTTAGTGCAAAGCCAGCGCCAAATGCTGCTGCAAGGCCGCCAAATGCACGACTAAGGCCCTCTACGGCGCGCTCAGTCGCCTGCGACTGCGTTTGCACCTGCCGCAGTTTGCTGACCGCATTGCGGCTGTCAACGTTAATAGCAACGTTGGCGACAACCGACACGATCTACCTACGGCGTTGCTTCATTCTACGTTCTTGCTCTTCGTTCTGCAGTTCAAAATACGCTGACCACAGCAGCAGCTCCTCTAGCGTTACCTCTTGGTTGAGCCGGACCAGCGAATAGCCCAGCTCTTTTGCAATACCAAGTTGCAGCAGGAGCAGGTTGTCTTTACTTAGCTCCCGCTTGAGTGCTTTTCATGTCAACCTCTTCCTCCTCAGGATTGGTGATGATCGCCAGCATCAGTGTTTGCAGGTCGGCATCCATTACCTCATTTTTCAACTCGGCAATTTCACCTGCAGCGAACAGGCGCTTGCCGGTGTCATCAACAGCTTTGGTAACCAGCAGGTTTAATGCGAAACCATTGGCATCGTCGCCGCCAGGCATTTTCTGCGCCCGCTCGCGCTCGGCCATGGTCAGCGGTGCCGAGTAAAACACAAATTCGCTGCCATCGCTAAGGGTGACAACGCGCTTAGTCGGCGTCAGATTGGCTGCTTTCTTAAGACGGTCTAGGGCGCTTGCCATAAAAAATGGATAGATAGCTGCACCTTAGACGCAAAAAAGCCCCAGCGCAAGCCGGGGCGATTTGCTATCAGGCGCTGGTGCTGAAGTCAAACGTAGGAGCACCGCTAGGACGGAAAGTGATTTCCACCATCTGGGCGTCATCCGGGTTGATGTTCAGGCTGGCAGTCAGCAGCACCGCATCCATGGCGATGCTGCGGCTGAGTGCCTCAGTGGTGCCTTTGTCGGTGTACAGCTTGAAGCCGCAACCAACCTGCTGCCGCTGGAGCACATCTTCCACCATCCGGTTAGACAGTGCTGCATCTTCGTTGGTGACGTAAACGCTAGCGGTGCCGCTACCATCGGCAAAGCCAGGGATGTAAGCGCGGAATGGCGCATACTGCCCAGCGGTTTGACCGATGGTGGTCACGTCGATTTCAGCGCGGCTCACCTCAAAGGACCACGACTGCACTTGGCCAACGGCTGCGTAATCGGCGTAGTACACCTCAAACTCGTTGGGTGCTACGGCGGTGCCGTCATCCGTAATGGCGAGGATGGTGCCGCCAGCAGCGGTGGAAACCGTCAGCGCGCCAGTGGCGGCCGTGTAGGTCAGAACGTAGTAAGTGGTGCTTGCGTCGATCGGAGCAGGCAGCGTGCCGGTACCGCTGGCGCCGGTTTGGCTGTTGATGACGCGGAACTTAACGGGGTCGCCAGGCTTCAGGTTGAGGTACTGCTGAATCGTAATGACATCGGTGCTTGCGTTGACACCAGTCTCTGGGAATGTCCCGGTGGTGCCAGCAGGCTTGTAGAAGAGAGCGCCGGACGTACCGGACAAGACAGTGACGGCCATTGTTGTGAACGGTAGTGGCTAGGACAGTGTAACTAGTCTAGGTACGCTTCAAACGTTGCCGTAAGTTGCGTTTGGTAATACGGTTGCGGTGCCGCTGGTGTTACTTGCGCCGGGCCTGATACCGGATCAAAGATAATGCCAGCAAACTTGGAGCGATCAAATAAATCCTTAATCCGCTCTGCAATGTCAAAATTGGCTGCAGTGCCGTTGCCGATTGGAGTAAAAATATTGACCACTAGGGTGCCATTGTGTCGGTTGAAGCTGGTCAACGTGGCATAGGCGTTATCGCCAAAGCGGATAAATGCCTGCAGCCAGGGCGTGTTGTTAGGTGGTGTAAATGGCACGTTCTGGTAGCTGACCGGATACACCGGAGCGGCTGCCATCTCAGCGGCAATGCGGCCTTCAATAGCAGCGCGTACATCGTTGATGGTGCTGCTCATGATTCGCGCCCAATGCGTGCTGCTGCAATTCTGACGCGGCCCTGCACGTCCTTTGCGACGCCTTGCACCCAGCCTGGTGATGCTTGCTTACTGCGATATTGGCCGCCCCATGACGGAGGGTAACTGTTGCCTGCCAATGCTTCCGCATAAGGCAGGTTGTTGTGGACGCTGTAAACGTTGCCGACTTTCTCCTCGCCGTAGCCAATGCGTGACAGGGGTGCCGCTGCTGGATAGTTGCCTTCCGGTGCAATGCCGCCCGGTGCTGCATTCTCCCCAACCTGCCAGCTAGCGCGGAATCTGCCAGTATCGACTGGGCTTGCCAATTTGAGCAGACTGTCAGTTTCCAACACCGCCGCGCGGAGCAGCTTTTCCATCTGCTGGTTGGCATAGTCGCCAATATCTCCAACGCGGATGGTGCGTGCCATCAGTCCCTCAGAATCAGCTCGTAGGTGATCGGCGTATTGTCCTGCTCGATGGTCCGCACCTCAATCACCTGCAACGTGCGGCCACTAATGACGACTCGATCCGCAGTGGTTGGCACTTCTGCGGCATCTGCTGCAGCAATGATCAGCCGCTTATCGCCAGCTTGAATCAGGTCATTCACCTCACGCAGTGCCACGTCCTCTAGCACGCCACGGATAGCAGTGTCGCTAGTGACCTCGCTGATGGTGCCAGTTGTGGGGTTGTAAACACCAGGCGTAACACGGCGCAGTGTTGCAACACCGCCAAATCTGGCCATCAACTTGCTGGCAACTTTTCGTAGTGGGTTGGCTAGGCTCATGCGTTTATTTTACTGCGCAACTCATACCACCCGCCACGGTAGAGGTCATTCATCTGACGGAAAATCTTGTCGTAGCGTTTGCCGCAGACTTCCATCGACCACTTGCTGCGGGCGATGTCTGCAATGGTCCGACGATCTAAGTCGCCCACCGCGTGGATTGCGTCGATCCAGTCCTGCAGGGTGTGGCACCTGTAACCGCTGACGCCCTCGATCACGGTTTCGGTCATGGCGCCGTAGTCCACCGCAACTACCGGGGTGCCGCACAACATGGCCTCGACCGCCATGCCGCAGAAAGGTTCGGTGAAGACAGTCGGTGCCAGTAGTGCTCGTGCGTTACGCAGGAACTCGCTGCGGGCTGTACCGCTAATCGGTCCTCGGTACTCGATATTGGGGTGGGTCCAGGGTGATGGGTCGCCTTGGCCATGCAGCACGATGGGCCAAGGGCTGTAATCGGCAATCGCCTTGATGGTGTCGATGCCCTTTAGCGAAGTGATGCGACCTAAAAAGGCAAGGTATTGACCTGGCTCGTAGTTGGGCTCCCAGTCGTTGAGGTCGTAGTAGTTGGGCACGACCCACTCATAGTTCTTGCCGTTGCGGCCTTCCTTGCCTTGGTGGTAGTGCATCCAGGCGTAGGACTCGAAGATGCGGAAGCTGTCCGGCATCAATGTCGGGTAGCCGATGCCGGTTTCGACGTGCTGGTGATTCGGAAACTCGGCCATCAACTGCTGGTGCGCGTGACCGAAGGGGTGGCAGATGATGTCTTGCGGTTGAAGGCGCTCGCGCAAAGCCGGAATCAGTCGCTGCTCGAACAGTTGGTGGCCTGGGCTGCCCACCGTGGCATCGTTGCCGTGAAAATCGGTTTCGCTGCGGGTGTAGAGCGATTTGAACTCGGCGGCGCTGAGCATCTCGACGTGTTCTGAGGCGTCGGATTCCGAGCCAGTGTTGCTGTACTCGATCACGGTGTAGCCCTGCGCTCGCATCATTTGCGGAAAACGCAAGGCCTTACCGGTGAAGGCACAGTGGCTGTACGCCTGGGTGTGCTGGGTGTGGAAGATGCCGACGAGATGAAGCCGGGGCTTCGTCATGCTTAGTTTGTGTCTGGAGCCAAACTAGCCTGATACGCCGCGATCACCTCATGCGTCCAGAGTGCAGCGGCGATGGCCTGCATCTCGCAGCACTCCTCGCTCATGTCATCACCAGGAACGCGGACGTGTCGGTGGTAGGTCTTGCCGACTTCCACGCCATCCCTTTCCACAATGTCCGCACGACGGCATTGCAGGATTGAGTAAGGCGGGATCACTTCGATCTTGTGCTCTTGGCGTTCAGTAAAAGTTGCCATTAGAAACGTCCTCCAGACGTAGCAGGTTTAGGCCGTAGTTTTGAGCCGTTGCGGGCTTATTAGGTTTTATAGACTCCGGTAATATGAATAATGCCTCCTGTATCCATTGCCAAAGCGGCATTGTTTGAAGTGGCGACAGCTTGGCTGTAAAGCCTGATAAATGTTGAGCCGTTATTGATTTCTGCGTTAATTATTGTGCTTGCTGGCGATGTAATAGATTGAGGCCGAATGGCGCACATTTGCTCAAAAGAATTAGAAGAACTAAAGGGTAGTCCTTCGATTCTCATTTGCCCTGTTCCTGTGTGTGCGCTCCAGTTCAAGTACAAAGCAAACATCACTACGTCGCCAATTTTGGTGTA